CCGTCCGCTTTGATGTAGCCGACGACAATGCCTTGATCGAGCTCAGCAGAATACTGATTACGCCATGCCCGAATGGCCCGGACATAGTTGACGCCAGTATCGAGCTGAGAGAGGGTGGATGCGTCGTCCCAAAGCTGTCGCCACAAAATGCCGGAGGAGTCCACCCAAAATATCCACGGCTTTTCATCCGTCACCAAGCGCCATACACCACGATAGCGCTGCCAGTTGCCGTCAAAAGCAAGTGCCACGGATGGGCCACTACCTAACGTGAACTGATCCTTCCAGCCTTCCTTGAAGGTGTCCGGGTATTCACGGATCGATGTTCCGACCACACCGTTATCAACATGAATTTCATAGATTCTGTTTGGACGGCCATAAGGCTTATAGCGTCTGGGAGCAACGCTGACATCACCAAGTCCTGTTTTTTGACGGATGGTTTCAACGGTCCAGTAATCCGAGTCCATGATGGTCGACCTGGCCCGACTCACTTGGATACTCATTTGCGGCGCTGCTTTATTGGCCGGTGTCTGCTGATCGCTCTTTAGCTTTTCCTCCATCAAGGAGTTTACGCTTCTCACAGCGCCACCTCCTCTTTAAGGATCATCCTGAGCTTGCCTTCAAAAAGGCTTTTATCCTTGTTTCCGTGGGCAAAGTTTACGCGTTTCCAGGCAATTTTATCGTCAGCGTACACAAGGTACTTCTTGTCAAGAAAGATCAGCACCAGTGGGGTGCCAAGGTCAATCAAGCTGTTTAGTTTTTCAGCCTGACTGAAGGTTGACACGATGGTGCCTTCCATACTCTTAAGAGCGCTGCCGACAATTTGAACGTGATAGCTCCCGTCTAAAAGTCGGTTTACTTGCCTGTTTGAGGAGTATTCAGTCGGGGAGATTTCCTTAAGAATCCTCGACAAGATTTCGCCTGTAGATGTTTCCAGTCGTATCATCAGATTCTCGCCTCCCTCCTGAACTGATCCATAATGATTTCAACAACGCCAGTGAGTTCTTTTTTGCTGTTAATTCCGCGGACTTCGATGACACCCGTATGCTCGACAATTGATTTTGTAGCACTGGCTAGGCTGGACCCGCTACCTTTCATGTTGAAGTTTGTATCTACGTTAAAGTCGGTGGGGATAGATGTTTGCATATCCCTTGAGACCTTGGTCATGATCTGGTCAAAGCCGACCCCGATACCTGCGCCCATATTCTCACCAATTCCTGCAAATACAGTGGAAGGTGAATGAATGCCGAGCAGGTCTTTTGCCCCGTCAACAATGCCGGAAAAGAAGCCACTAACCTTGTCGCTGATCCAGCTGCCCATGGATTTGATGCCGTCCCAAAGGCCAGTAACGATGTTCTTGCCGATTTCAAACACAGCACCTACGGCTTTGCCTAGTCCAAGGACCAGAGCTGAGATAATTTGGGGTAAGGATGCAACAAGCTGAGGTATGGCCTTGATAAGTCCTGCCGCAAGTTGAACGGTAAGCTGTATACCCATGGAAATGATGGCGGGTAGATTATTGGTGATGAAATTGACGATGCTCGTGATGATCTGCGGTAGTGCCTCTATCAGCTGAGGTAATGCATTAAGAAGACCTTCAGCCAAGCCTTTTATAATGGCAAAGGCGGCTTCCAAAATTTTATCCATGTTATCCAGCAGCACTTGAACGATCAGGAGGATTGCTTCGACGATGGAAGGGATCAGTTCTGGCAGAGCTTCTGCAATACCCAGTGCCAGAGTCACGATCATCTGAATCGCAGCTTCAATAATGGCAGGCAGATTATCGATGATACCTTGCACCAGTGTAAGGACAAGTTGCAAAGCGCCCTCCGTGATAGCGGGTAGAGCCTCAATCAAACCTTGAAGCAGCGTCATGACGATAGAAGAAGCGCACTCAACGATAGTTGGTAGATTTTCAACAATCGAACTTACGATGGCCATGACAATGTCCAGCCCAACCTGAATGATCCTTGGGAGGTTCTCCATAATCATGTCCACCAGGCCACCCACCGTGCTACCAATAACCTCGCTGATTTTATCAAAGTCATCTCCTGCTTCAACAAGTCCGGAGGTGAAGTCTCCGAGCAAAGATACTCCGTCATCGGCGAGGGTTTGAAGCTGAGGTAGAAGTACGGTCCCCATCACACGTTGTGCGGCTTCCGAACCTTGCTTCAGCCTCTGAACAGAATCATCAAACGCACCGAGCTTTTCGATGCTTTCCTCGCTTAAGACAGCGCCCATCCGCTTTGCTTCCTCGGTTAGTGCGGCGATGCCAGCGCTACCTTGAGCAATCAGAGGATTTAGCTCTTGTGCGCTCTTACCAAATATCTGCATAGCAAGAGCATCTCGTTCGGTCTCGTTTGAAATTTTACCGAGGGCATCGATGGTTTCCCAATACACCGTCTCGCTGTCCCTGAGCTGTCCATTGCTGTCCGCTACGGAGATACCAAGTTTCGCATATGCATCAGCGAATTTTGCCGAGCCATCTCTGGCATTCGACATTGATTTAACTTGCTTGGCCATAGACCCGGTTAAGGTCTCCATGGAAACGTCGACAAGGTCAGCGGCATAGCTGTAGGCTTGTAGGCTTTCCACTGACATACCGGTGACGGTGGATTGTGTCAGCATTTCGTCTGCATAAGCAGCCGCTTCAACCGTCATGTCGACGAGTGCTTTACCCGCACTTATGGCAGCAGTACCGATAGCGGCGAAGACCACACCCATAGCTACACCGATACCCTTGACGACGGAGCTCAGCTTTTCAAATTTTCCTCCGGCTGAATCAGTATCTTTTCCTGTTTTATCAAGCTCATCGCCGAATTGGTCCGCTTGTTTTTCAGCTGCGTTAAACTCGTCGGCGACGCTATCCAGAGCTTTTTCATTGCCCTTTAGCTCACGCTCCATACCATTGAGTTCGGCTTGGGCGTTATTGAGCTGAACCGCCCAGGCTTGAGTTCGGCGGTCATTTTCACCAAACGATGAGGATGCGTTCTCGAGTGCTTTACGCAAGGTTTCGATTTTGTCCTTCTGAGCATCGATTTGTTTGTTCAGAACCTCATTCTTGGAGGTGAGGGACTGGACGCTAATTTCGTTTTTGTCAAACTCAGACTCGACTAACTTCATTTCAGAGCCGAGGACCTTAAATGACTGATTTATGTCAGAGAGAGCTTTCTTAAACTCTTTTTCGCCCTCAACGCCAATTTTTAGACCGAAGTTATCCGCCATGTTCCCATCACCTCCTTAGATTCCGTTTGGTATGATTTCATCGATATAATACTCACGGGCTGCCTTTGCGAGTCCGTTGAACTGTTTGTAGACCTCCCACTGGTCGAGCAAATGTCCGATTGGCATCAGCCAAACTTCCTGCTCAGACCGGTGAAGAAGGGATACACCATAAAAAATCAGTCGGGCAAACAACTCATCGTCGCTTACCCGACCTGTGCGTTTTTTGAGGGCTCATTCTCACTCTCCACATGGCGCTTCGTTCCTCTATACATGGCGTCCATGATGGCGTTTTTGTACTCCGCGAGCTCGAAGGGAGAGGTGAGAAGCTCAACGGTATCCTCCGTAAGCAGCTCCCGCTTTTTTGAAGGGTTCTGCAAGTTGTGCACAAGCACCGATTGATTGGCCAGCAGGGTGATTAGCCAAACCACCTCATCCAGTGCCATCTCAAAGTTCTCTGTTTTCATGAGCTTTTCGCCTAAATTAGAAAGACCGCCATATCTCTTGGCGATCTCTTTGGTTGCCTTAGTGGTCAGGAGCATTTCATACTCTTGGCCGCCAATTGATATTCCTGAACTTCTTTCATTATCCATTTGTTATCCCTCCGTTAAGGTGTGATGGTGAAAACCGGCTCGTAAACCTGCGTGTACCAGCCGGTGATAACAGAAGCTGGAACATTCGCGTCGTCCTCATTGACTTCTGATTTCCATGGATGCTTTCCGTTGCCATCGAGTTTATTTCTTCGCACCACAGTTCCCTCGATGGTCGGGGTGGAAAAGGTGATGCTGTCGCCCTTGGTGGCAAGGTTGGTTGCCGGGATGCCGAATACTACACGGTAAAGCCAGAAGTATCTGTAATTGCCGTTTGATTTCTTAGCCCTGAAGCCAACGGCCACAGGGAAACCGCCATCCTCGCTACCAGAAACCATGACATGGTTGTCGTCAAGTTGTGCTCCGGTCAGGTCTTCAGCTGCTGACACACCGATATCATCAATGCCAAGGGAAAGGGTCCCGCTCTTGAATTCCTTCACGATTTCAGCAGGCCCATCATCGGCGTACAGAGTTGCTTCAGCAAGCTCTACAGACAAGTCTGCCTTCATTGCTTTTGCAAGCTGGATGGGCGTACCGTAGGTTTCATTGCCGCTTGAATCCTCTGTGATTTTGGCATAATACAATTTATCTAATCCGATTGTCGCCATTTGTTAATCCTCCAATTCGTAGTTTTTCGCCACATCGATGGCGTAATGGAAATAACCGGTATCATCCTCACGTCCGATGTACCGGCGGTCGGTTATGATGAAATCCGCTTCCAAAAGAATGCGGACAATTTGATTTTTGAGAGCCGTATAACTCCCCTTATCAAATAGGGATATCCGTGCCTCCTGGATTTCATGCCGTGGTTTATCATCGGAATATAGCTCAAACGTATCAACCATCGGCGTAATCACAGCGTAACGGTCTGCTGCAGGCTCTGAAAACACGCCCGTTTCCAGAGGAACAAGGGGTGAGATGAGGGTGTTAAGTTCACTAAGAAGGCTCATATTTTATCAACCTCCTCCTCAAACGCCGCGATCATCGCATCCACACAGGCCTTTTTGCTTGCCGTTTTCGCAGGCTTAAGAAAAGGTTTAGGCGGCTGTCCATGTTTGCCATACTCTAAAACGCCTGCAACCATGGCATTGCTTTTACCATCCTTACGAGGCTCGGAAAAGCCGACTTTGACGTTGAAATTTCCGTCCCTGTCTTGTCTGGCAGAGGAAACTCCAAGTGCTGAAACAAGCTCACCAGTGGATCTGCTATCTTCCTTAGTGCCATTTCCAATAA